GATCACCTCAAAACTGTCATACATGTTAGCGGATAACATTTTTGGGCTGCATTATGGTGGCGCAGGTGGGGGTGGGCAGGGTTTCAGTAGCAGCATAGTGGATCCCATAATTATTTCCAAAGGCGGCAAAAGAGTGGAGGTTAAAGGGACGAATGGCTCCGAGTCAGAGGTTACAGTTGAACCCCTTGAGATTCAAAATGGAACATTGCAAGCCTTTGGGGCAGGGCAAGGTGTTAGTATTCCTATGAAAGAAACTTATGGGGGTAGTGGTGCTATTTTTGGGGGCCTTGGGATGACAGGGCAACAAGATGGCGGAGGTGATCCATATTCACTTGATAAGGGTAATTCAGGGGGGAGACTAGGAGGGGTACCGGGGAAGGCTATTCGTATTCTCGATTATAGCGGTACAGCTCATTACACACCAACAAATTTTCGAAATAAGATGCTGTTCATCGGGCCCAGATTCTTTGATCCTTCGAATATAGAGGGGTTGGTGGCGCAGTTTGATGCTCAAGATACTTCTAATATTGTAGACGTTAGTGCTGGGGCCATTGAGGATAACACAGGTGTTGGAAAATGGACATCTAAAAATGATGCTAATGTTTACCTCCAGCAAACCAGTGCTGGCTCAACCCCTACGTTCTTTGGGGGCACCTATGCCACCGGAACCGCGACACAAAGCGGTAACACCGTTACGGGGGTAGGGACAACATGGGGAGCGTGGATGGTTGGCATGACGTTTAATTTTACCGGAGTATCTGCTAGCGCCGGGTTAATAACAGCGTTTACTAGTGTTACTCAGATGACGGTGACTGTATCTCAGGCGGTGGGTGTTGCTGAGGGCTATAAAGTTGAAGGCTCTAACCAGCCTTCGGCAACAGCGAGCAATCCTTCGCCTTTGAATGATACATATTTTAATGCTAAAAATTATGTTTACTTTTATCCCACTGCGGCTAATGCGGCAGATTATTTTGAGTTAGTGGGTGCTACGGCAAACGACATAATAGTAGACGAAAACGCCATAACAGGGACAACCTCTCTAAAGGTTGCTTCCTTGGGGATTGGATTAGCCAGCGGGACGGTGATTTATTTTGAGAAAGGCAGCGAAACCTCAACAAGAAGCAAATTTGTTTTGAGCAGTTCCGCCGCGGCTTCTGGATCACAGGTGACTTTAACGGGTAAGCTTTATACCACAGGATCAGCGGCAACTACAATAACGAAAGGTACTAAAGGGTGGACCAAGCTTTCTTCTATAATGAGTGGTTTTGAAGTTTTTTACATGCTCTACGCGGACAAGTGGAGCGTTGTTGAAGAAAAAGGTGGCTCTGGGCTTGTTTTTGCGGGGGGCAAAGGGAATTTGACTCCTACGTATAAAACCGGTTTTACGCGTTTTTCTGACCTTAATAGTCGACATATGTCTCAATATTATGGTCGTGAAACAGATCTGGTTCAGGAAACTATGGGCTTAAAAGGAACTGATATGTTTCAGTTTAGAGATTGGGCTATGTCTGATAATCCGGATAAATTGCCTGTATATCGAGCATGGTCTTATAACTTAAGAGCTACTCGCGCACAAGCATCCCTTATCTATCGTACTAGAAACGAAGGGAACCCTATGGGGCAGGAGAGTTTTGCGGGCAACACTTTTAATTTTATGTCTACCCCAATTATAGGGGCAAGCCAAATTGACGCCACCCAACAAGTTGGTTTTCAGGGAGCTATAGCGGAGATTTTGATATATAGCCGCACTTTGACTGAGACGGAAAGGGTGTGTGTAACTGGCTATTTAATGAATAAATATTTACACATTAAAACAACAGAGCTAGGAACACGAGCAGATCTGATTCGCTCTAAGACGAACATTTATGGGGCTGATAGGAATGGGTTTGCCGGACCTATTTATTTTAAATAAAAATGTCAACACAAGCACACAATCAATCAATAAGCGACCTTCTGCCAGATACAATTATAGAGTTGTACGAGGTGGAACTAGGAGGGTCAGATGGTATCAAGAGGTTTCACGCGGGCAAGTTAATTGAAAAAGATATTGTTTTATCGGAAGTGACCGACGCTGGCGTTAGGATTCCGCATACATACTTTTCTATACCTTTTGAGGTTGATGGGTTTGAGTCGAGAGGGGACGGCCAGCTCCCTAGGCCCAAATTAACGGTAGCTAACCCCAAGGGCGTTATTACAGATTTAATTAAGCGGCGCGACGATTTGGTGGGGAGTTTGTTTAAAAGAGTACGAATTTTTCTTAAGTATATAGACGAAGAAAATTTTCCAGATGGTATAAACCCATTTGCCACTTCCGATCCAAGTTCTCGTTTTGACGATGATATATACGTATTCAATAGAAAGGTAACTGAAAATAAATATATGATTGAGTTTGAGCTTGTTTCGCCTTTGGAGATGGAGAATGCTAAGCTCCCGGCTCGTCTCATGATTGCTAATTATTGTCCTTGGCATTATAGGGGACTAGGGTGTAAATATGGACAAAGGGGGAATATGCTGGGGCCTGTAACCTTATCTAAACAAGGTGCGGCGTATTTTTTGGAAGAGGAGGCGGCGGCACTCAACCCGGATGGCACAGAACGCGGGGACGAAAACAATCTTGTGGCTAATCTGGGGATAGCTGTAGCAGATGAGAATGATAAACAGTTTGTAGGTTATGGTGGTTATGATCTCGGTAGGCTTAATTGGGCTTATGATTATGACCATAGTGGTTTTACTACTGTAAAAACGGGGAGTTCGGCTAATGACGAAGTTACATCAATTAATGTTGGGACTACTGTTCAGATTAATAATGGGAGTGGTTATGCTAAAGGAGATTATACACTCAGTGCACTGACGGTTGATGCAATTTCTAGGATAATTTATGCGGGGCAAACCATAACATTTACTGGAGGAGGGGAATTAGAGGTATCTGCAGACGCTAGCAGTGGTGCTACTTCTATTTTTGGTACCTTATCAGTTGGGCCTGTGGCGGATAACGAGGTTGGAAATGTTGGTATCACGGCTAAAATATCACGAGGTAGAACGATTAAATTTAGCGACGGTTCTTTGGTGGCACTAAGCGCAACAGCTGCAAAAGACGCCACTTCTATCGCCAGTGCGACCGTTGATTATAAAGGCACTATAGGGGAGATAAAATACGGTGGTTTAAGAACTCCCACCACAGGGGGCACGCTAGCTGCAGGCGTTGTTGGCACCGTAGGTTATGTAGTGGGTGATATGGTGCGTGTGAAGCCCGAAATGCCTACGGCTTTTACGAAACCGGAAAGTTCGACGGTGAATCCGGCGGTCTCCTTAGATAGGTTTTTTGTGTGCATCAAGGATCATTATACAGCGCAAGATCCTCGCTATAAGAGTGAATATTGGCGAGAAGATCAATGTGGCAAAACTTTGTTTTCTTGCAGGTTGAGGTATGAGGAATTTGCCGAAGATAAGGGTTTGCCTTTTGGGGGTTTTCCATCAATTGAAGCTTATCGATACACCAATTAAATTAAATTTTTTAAAACTTATAACACGCGTTTCTTTGTTAAATGGTAGTGAAATATGTGGATTAGGCGCAAAAAACAGTTTATTTTTTTTTAAAAACATAGCCCCCGACAAGAAAACTGGTTTTTTGATAGATCCGCTAGATTATTTTCATGTTTTTGAGAGGTCTAAATTAGATTTTTGTTTCCATTCGCATCCAGAGGGTTCTTGTAAGCCCAGCTCAATGGATGTGGAGATGTCGCGCAACGCGCTTATAGATTTTTTGGTTTTTTCTGTGCGGGATAAAAAGTTTTCACTGTATAGCCCTGTTAGAGAAGAAACGATTTATTTTTCCATTTAAAAGTGTATAATGTAGTGTGGTTACCGTATTTCTAGAGGGTCAAATAGCAGCTGGGTTAGAGAAGCGGTGGCGCCTCAATGTTCGGACGGTAGCAGACGCTTTGAGAGCCATACATGCTAATACGGGGCATTTTTTGGGCACCGTTATCAAGCATAAAAATCATTATGTAGTTATGGTGGACGGCCAACCATTGGAAAATACCACCTCTTTATACAAAAAAGTTAAAAAAAGCATTTATCTTATTCCAATCATAGCAGGGGGAGTTGTTTATTGGCCTGCAATCAAGGCAGTTATGGGATATTTGATTAAGCATTGGGCAGCTTATGCGGCGTGGGGGGAAGGGGTACAACTATTGGTTGCTGCGCTAATTGTATTTGGGGGATATGCTTTGATTTCTTATGGAATACATTTGCTTGTGGAATCTCTTATGGGAAAAAACGATCCTGACACGCTATCGACAAGCAGCTATGTGTTTCGTGGGCCTCAAAATGTAACTGATCAAGGAAACCCTGTTCCTATAGCTTATGGGAGGCTACTGTCTGGAAGCAAGGTAATTTCAGTATCCCTCAGTAGCGCGGACAAGTCTAATGACAGTTTTATTAGAGAAGGGCTTAAGTTTAGCGCAACAAGCACAAACTTAAAAGAAGGAGGCGCCATGGTAACGCGAGCAATATTATGACTACGATAAGAATAGAAGGCTGGCTTGGCGAGCTATTAGGAAAAAAATGGGACTTAAAAGTTAAAAATTTTGTAGAACTTTTTAGCGCTATTGAAAATAATACCCATAAGTTTAGGTCTTTTCTTCTTAAAAACCGTGGCAACTCATTCGCTATATTTGTTGATGGGGAACTGGTAGATAATAAAAATTTTATTTTCACGAATATCCGTGGAAAAAAGGTAGATATCTTACCTGTTTTGGCGGGAGCAACCACAGCTATAGCTGTCGAAATCGCCAAAGCTGTTGGGTTTACCGCTAAAACATTTGCCTTTGAAGTTGCGGTGTTTGTATTAGATACCATTATTACCGCTGTTATTACCATGGGCATTAGCGTTTTAATTGCAAAACTAATGGCTCCTGATGATCCTCAAGCTGTAAACACTACTTCTTTTATTTTTGGGTCAGCTGAAAATGTGTCAAGTCAAGGACAGGTTGTTCCTGTTGGTTATGGCAGGATGAGGACTGGGAGCAAGGTGATTTCATCGTCTATAAGTACAATGGATAAGAAAAAATTTGCCGATGAAGATAAGGAAATTTCTACTGCTACGGTATATGGTATGGGGAATATTGAGAGCTTTCATGGTGCACGTATGAGCACTTTACGTTAAAATGATTTATTATAATACAACTCCTGTGCGTGTAGGCAAAAACTGGCATTTGGTCGTCAATGGTGAGTTATGTGTTGTGCCTATATTAGCAGGGCGTCTTATAAAGAGACATGGTGAGGGGTTGATTCCCTCTGAACTACACGAGGTAACAAACGAAAAAGAAGAGACGGTAGAGACAGAAGTGCCGGTACAATCGCCAAAGCGTCCACCTAATGACCAGATACCCATGCCGGGATACGATCATGGGCGAAATCCAAAGCCACCGGATTCAGTTGACCCTGATCTCAAAGTTGACCCAAATATGCCTAATACCGGAAAGGAAAGTTCCGACGAAGATAAAACCCCTCCGAAGACATGGCTGGAGGAGGAGGAGCTTGTTGAAGCTCCAATAGTTTTGACTAGCAGTCCAGAACCATCAAAGACAGTAGAAAAAATTGGCTCAGGTGCTCCTACAGCTACCCCACCTGAAATAAAAACATGGTACGAAAAAAAATTTACAAATGATGACGTGATACCCAATGTGGATCCAACTAATACTATATTAGAGTCAGTAAGTATTTATAAATGTATTGATTTAATAAGCGAAGGGGAAATAGCGGGATTGTGTGATGCGAGAGGCAATTTGATTCAGCTGACAGACAAGACGGATGCCGCATCTTTAGAGAAAAATGAGGATGGATTTCAGGGAATTTATTTCAACGATGTTCCTGTTAAAAATACAAACAGCAACACATTAAATTATGCACGCGCCTTTGCGGAGATTAAATATGGAACATCAGATCAAGGCATGTTGGCTGACAGCACTAATCCAGCGTTATCTCTTCGAGCCTCTTCTCAAACTTTCACCGTGGGCCTTACTTTACCGGAGCTTAACAAAAAAAACTATGAAGCGATATGGGGTCCAGCCACCATGGTAACTATCCCCAGCACCGGCGCGGGCAGCGGCACGATTACATGGACATATGCAAAGGTCCCTTTTCAACAAGGTGGGGACACCTCTAAGCGTCCACCGGGTGTAAAGGAGAACGGATGGTATGATTTAGATTGGCACAACCGTGCCCCGATGACTGAGTATGGCCGAGGAGGAAGGCGCGTGCAGAGTAATTCTCCTTCTTATTATTTGGGCGGCGGTAGTGAATGGTATGCCATTATGAGTAGAGCGTTTGAGTTGGCTCCTGT